CCACCAATCTCCCCCCAGAGACCAAACGGTGGTATTCTAATCAAGTGGTCGAGAGAGACCACACCGAACATCGACAACTGAATATTTTCCACATTATTTGGGTCTGTAACTCAGTTGGTAGAGTAGCGGGCTTTTAACCTGTAAGTCGTCGGTTCGAGCCCGACCAGACCCATCGTGGGAGGATTTCCGAGTGGTTAAAGGAATCTGACTGTAAATCAGACGGCTCTGCCTTCGCAGGTTCGAATCCTGCTCCTCCCACCTTGACCCATTAGTGTAGCGGCTTATCACGCCACCCTGTCACGGTGGAGATCACGGGTTCGAATCCCGTATGGGTCGTTGGGAGTCAGTATTCTAACTCCCACGCATTCTTCAGAGGTTGCCAGTTTGCAGAAGAATGTCGTAGTAATAACTGGAATTGGGGAGGGATTTCTAACCACCATCGGATGATGGCAGGATTCATAAGGCTACGAAGCGTAATCCGTAAGTAACTTCGTGTGGGATACCCCTCCCATCTGGTCCTATCGTCTAGTGGTGAGGACATCACTCTTTCACAGTGAAGACACGGGTTCAAATCCCGTTAGGACTATATCCAGATGTAGCGCAGTTTGGTAGCGCACCTGTTTTGGGAACAGGGGGTCGGGGGTTCGAATCCCTCCATCTGGACCTTGGGAACATAGCTCCAATTGGTAGAGCACATGATTGAAGATCATGGTGTTATCGGTTCAAATCCGATTGTTCCCTCTCTGGAATCGTAGCTCAGTGGTAGAGCACTCGGCTGATAACCGAGCGGTCACAAGTTCAAATCTTGTCGGTTCCACTTGCCCAAACTTTATTCCAAAGTTGGGTTGAGCGGAAAACTGAAAGGTAAAAGAAACCTGTCAGTATGCTTATTACTAACAAACGCAAAGGCTATAGAAACCAGACTCGTTCAAGGCGAGGCAGGGTAATAAGTTGAACGCAGTGAGTATTCCAACGATTAGGTCCAACAAGTAGATTCAATGAGTAGAGTTAAGGAGTAAGCAACGTAAGGATATTGTTCATAGTGTAACGGTAACACTCCGTCATAGCACTTGCGTTTTGGGAGACGGCAATGAAGGTTCAAATCCTTCTGAATAATAAACCTACGATATGGAAGTGTGGCTGAGAGGTCTAAAGCAGCGGTTTGCTAAACCGCCGATGTCTTTATAGGCATCCGTTGGTTCGAATCCAACCACTTCCGTTGGAGAGTTGTCCGAGTGGTTTATGGTGAGATCTTGGAAAGGTCTTGTGTGTAACAGCACCAGAGGTTCGAATCCTCTACTCTCCGTTGGACTCCAGCAAGGTGCTTGCTAGGATATAAAAGACTGACGCCTCCCTCTTCAGAAAGAGTAACCAGCAGGTCAGCGTCCACTTTGGCAGTGTAGTTCAGTGGTAGAACAAGAGATTCATACCCTCTATGTCGGTAGTTCAATTCTACCCACTGCCTTGTGACGTTAGCCTAGTGGTAAGGCAGTGGTTTGTGGAACCACCTAGATGGGTTCAATTCCCATACGTCACCCCGCCCGATTAGCTCAGTGGTAGAGCAACTCACTAGTAATGAGTAGGTCGTCAGTTCGAGTCTGACATTGGGCTTGAGAAATCGTCTAATGGTAGGACACCTCCCTTTGAAGGAGTTTATCTAGGTTCGAGTCCTAGTTTCTCAGCCAGTTGGATTGGTGTAATGGTAGCACGATGGTCTCCAAAACCATTAGTGGGGGTTCAAATCCCTCATCCTTCGCCTTGTCCTTTTAGCTCAGTGGAAAAGAGCAGTAGGCTACGAACCTATGTGTCGGGAGTTCGAATCTCTCAAAGGACGCTTGACAGATTCTTATGAGTCTGTTACTATATAAAGTGATAGAGGGTAAGCCTCTGTTATATCCTTATGAGGTATATTACGCTTACTCCATCAAGTCGATGTGGCGGAATTGGTAGACGCGCTGGGTTTAGGTTCCAGTAGATTAATCTGTGAAGGTTCAAGTCCTTTCATCGACACTTGACAATCAAACTAAAATAGTTTATGATTGTCTTATAAGCGGAGTTAGTTCAGCGGTAGAACGCTATCCTTCCAAGTTAGATGTCGTCGGTTCGATTCCGATACTCCGCTCTGAACCTTCGGGTTCTGGTTCCTCGTTCGAATCGAGGTGGGGGAGTTGAAAGGATTGGAAATGTCCGATTCTTTCATATTGGTTCTGAGTGGAATTCCCAGCAGTTCCGTTAGGGACTGTCCTTTGTAGGTTCGATACCTACATCTTCCTTATGGGAGATAAGAACGGCTACTGGAAACCTCTTATTCACTGCCCTCTAATGCAGTGAAAATTGCGGAAAGTGTCTTCCGCTGGTGATGGGCACTCATCACCGTTCCGTAGGTGCCAAAACCTCTCCTCAGGTCTATGCTTATTGCTGGTGCTTGGGTGAATGTCAAGAGTGGGGACATAGGTAAAGTCCTCAACACCTACCACAACCTCTGGTAGTCTATTGGTAAGGACAGGCGGACAACGCACTTGGAAACTAGGTTCGATTCCTAGACAGAGGACACGGGAGATTAACTCAGCGGTAGAGTGGCTGCCTTACAAGCAGTAAGTCATTGGTTCGAATCCGATATTTCCCACTTGATAAATAAATACAAAAAGAGTATAATGGAAAAACTGTTTAAACTCTTAAGTGATGCTCAGTCATCACTTTTTGTTTTGTTTCACAAAACTTGGGCATTTCACTGGAATGTAGTTGGAGAAGACTTTACTCAACTTCATCAACTCTTTGGTGGTCAGTATGAAACTATGTTTGAAGAGATTGATCGTCTCTCAGAACATATGAGATACTTAAATGTAAAACCATTGAGTTCTCTTTCAAGAATGCTTGAGGTAACTCAGATTAAAGAAGCAGCAAGTTCAACTGGAGCGAAAGAAATGCTTCAAGAACTTCTTGATAATAACACCAAGTTTTGTGAATTAATGGCAGAGATTTCTGAAGAATCAGAAACACAAAAGCAATATGCAACTGCTAATCTGGTTCAAGACTTAATGGAATCTCATGGCAAGTTTGTATGGATGCTAAGATCACATTTACAGTGATAAGGATGAAGAACAATGATTTCAATAAGATGTAAAGATTGTAATAGAGAATTGACAGGACAGCAATCAAAAACAGTGACTTGCGGTTGTCCTAATATGGCAACTATTCGTGGGGATAAGATTTCAGCACTTGACTTATCTAGAATTGTTATGTTAAACTCTTTAAAAGAAAATCAACAAAAGAATGTGCTGTCTTCTCAAGATATTGCTTGGCAAGAAGCACGTCGTCAACGTAAAGTAAGACGACTTGATTTTGAAGTCCGTTAAGGACTTAATATTGGAAAGGTGGTCGAGTGGTTGAAGGCTCCAGTCTTGAAAACTGGCGAAGTGAAAGCTTCCGTGGGTTCGAATCCCACCCTTTCCGTTTAGATAAGTTACAAATTTAATAATTGCTTAATGAGTGTTACGTATTGAACACAATTCGTTGACGTTGAAATTCCTGTGATTAGTATATATTAGTATCACGGGATAAACCTATGGATCAGCACACCTATAATAATTGGGTGAAGATCAAAGAAACCTTTGAAACTTCTGGTAACACCGATAATATGTTCTACAAAAGAGCAGTTGAAATTGTTAAAACTAGAAGAGATCCTCTCGCCAAATTTTTTGGAGACGAGAAATGATGCATGAACAAGAGGAATTTATTACAAGAACTGAAGTGCAGGAGATGATTGATGATGCCATACGAAGACACAATCGTAATGCTTCGATTATTTCAATGTGTGTTGGTTGGGTTGTTCTTGCTCTTTTTGCTGAAGGTCTTCTTCGACTCATTGGAGTAATTCCGCCAGTATTTCCATGGCTCAACATTACTCTCCAATAATATTTTTAGTACCGTGGTTTGTTCTTGTTGTGATTGCTTTATCTATGGTTGTTCAGGGATGGATGATTATGAATGCTCATTATGGATACTCAAAAAGTCCTAAAGTAAAACACCCAGAATTAAACAACGTTAAAGTAGGAGATCCTTTACTTGTGATTAAGTTTACGGACGAAGATTTTCAAGAACTACAGCAAAGAGTTTTGCAACAAAAAATGAATGAACTCTTCGAGGAACCATCTACTTATGAGGACGACGACGATGACGACGACAGATTGGATTATATTTATTGAGTTTGTGTCTCATATTCTTTATTTGTTTGTCGCTTTCATGTGTGGATTAATTATTGGTTACATTGTAGGTTTTAGAAACGGGGGAATGTAATGAGTACTACAGCAATTTTCAATGCAGTTTTTATTTTTAGTCTCATAACAATTTTTATTAATTGGGGACTTCATAATGCATATCCACAATAAACAAAGGTATAACTTTGCAATGTCTGCTTTTGTACGAATGTATGGGCATGGGATTATACATAATCATGACATTAGACAATTTTGCATTGAGTGGTCTAATTGGGAAGTGAATGCTCCTTTATCGGGACTTGACGAAGTTGATCAATACTTGTATTATGAGTACAAGAACTGGAGGGGAAGATGATTTTTCATGTTGTAGAATCACTTGCTTCAAACCCATTTTTTCTTTTTCTATGTGGAATGGGGTTGACAGTCGTTCCTTTTGCTGGTATTATGTTTATACATAGAAACAAATAACGGAATGTAGCTCAGTTTGGTAGAGCACTCGCTTTGGGAGCGAGTGGCCGTAGGTTCGAATCCTATCATTCCGACTCATAAAAATTACTTTATGAAAATGTATCAAGAACTAAACGAACTTCAATCATTTACAGTCGAAGAATTTCAATTAGATTTTGAAAATCTAATGAATAGAGTTGAAAATGGCGAATCATTTATTATCCGAGATGGGAGCAATAGTGCAGTGATAGTTCCTTACAACGAAACCATAAAGTACGCAATAGAATCAACTGTGGATGATGAACTGATACGTCTCCACACAGACCATGAAGAAGGGTCTTGACGAATCGTTCCAGATCCGCTACTATAGATCTGGTTTCAAGGGACTGTCGCCTATTGGTTAAGGCCCACTGCTTATAACGGTGTGAAGAGAGTTCAATTCTCTCCAGTCCTACTTGCTCCTTTAGCAATCTGGTGAATGCAGCGAACTCATAATTCGCCTGAGGCGTGTTCGATCCACGCAAGGAGCATAGGACAGAATCAGTACTGTCCACCTTGACTTGTCCAAGTCAAACCCTTATAATACTAAGGTCAACATTCAAAACAATGACTCTCACAGTAAAATTCAAGAAAGACCTTCAAACTCTTCGTGGTGCAGCAAATGGTGATTTTTACCTTGATGTAAAGAATCCAAAACTCTTCAAAAAAGTTCGCCGTTTTTATGAAAATGAAGGTGTAGTGTTTTCTGGTGATCCTCTGGATGATTATGAAATGCTAATGGAATATGTTCTTGCTGATCTCGAATCTGTTGAAGTGGCATGATGAAAGTAGTTAGGAAACCAACTGTTCTTATGGAACGATTTCCATATCGTTACATCCAAGTGGGTACTTTAGAAATTAATGGTAAACCCGATTGTCGTATTCAAAAAGTAGACTCTTATACTGGTCGTTATCGAGATATGTATCTATGTGATAATGAAATGCAGTTAATGACGGCTATGGAAGATTTTGAATATACTAAATGGTTGGATCCTGATACTGTTCCTTGTTACGTGAGGGACGATGATGAGTAAATAGTCACGGATGGACTTTAACAGCACTGGTCGGGAGCAAAACCCCTTATGTCTAAATCTGATTTACTTCGGTGGATTGGAAACATTCTCCTCATAATTGGTTATCAAACTATGCTATGGGGAGAATTTAAATATGGTTTAATGATAAAAGTTGTTGGAGGATTACTCACAGTACCTTTTGCTATTAAACTTAAACTTTGGGATGTACTTTTCTTATGTGCATTCTTTGGTATTACCGAGATATCAAAGTTAACCCAACTTTTCTTAGTTTCCTAAAACTAAGTGGTGGAGTCAATATGACCCTATTAGGTTTCTTGCCATTCCTTCAAAAGGCAAGTGGTGCGGATGGGACTCTCTCCCGCCTGGTTTCCAATTTCCAGTCAAAGAATTGGTGGCGAGCCTGAGTCACAGAGGTGGGTTGCATAAACCCACCTTTTTTAGTATAATATATAAAAAGAGTTTAATGTAATCTATGAGCGATTATAAAAAAACGGCACTTGTACTTGGTGCTGGTGGATTCATTGGAAGCCACATGGTAAAGCGTTTGAAAGCAGAGGGATATTGGGTTCGTGGTGTAGATCTCAAATATCCTGAGTTTTCTATTTCAGAAGCAGATGAATTTATTCAAGGTGACTTGCGTGACATGAGTTTTGTTCGCCGTGTTCTTGAATTCAAAGGTGAGCAAGGTAATTTTTACGCCAGTGTTCCTTATCGCTGCATTCTTCCGTTCCACGAAATCTATCAGTTTGCTGCTGATATGGGTGGTGCAGGATTCGTCTTTACTGGCGAAAATGATGCAGATATCATGCATAACTCGTCACAAATTAACCTTAATGTTCTTGAGGCACAGCGCCAACTGAATGAAACATTTGATGGTGTTGATAATGGAACTGCATGTGTTCGACCTGTTTTAGAATATCAAACCAAAATTTTCTATTCTGGATCTGCCTGTATGTATCCAGAGCATAATCAACTTGATCCAGACAATCCTGACTGCCGTGAAGAATCAGCATACCCAGCTAACCCAGATTCTGAGTATGGTTGGGAGAAGTTGTTCTCAGAGCGGTTGTTTCTCGCTTATTCTCGTAATTATGGGATCCCTGTTCGGGTTGCTAGGTATCATAATATCTTCGGACCTGAAGGAACCTGGGAAGGTGGAAGAGAGAAAGCACCTGCAGCAATCTGTCGTAAAGTAGCATATCTTCCAAAGGAAGGTGGTACAATTGATGTTTGGGGTGATGGAAAACAGACTCGTTCATTCCTCTACATTGATGAATGTATTGAAGCAACCCGCCGAATGATGGATTCTGACTTCCAAGGTCCAGTGAATATTGGTTCTGAGGAAATGGTAACTATCAATCAACTTGTAGATATTGCTGCTAAAGTTTCTGGTAAAACTGTAGAGAAGAATCATATTGATGGTCCTCTTGGTGTTCGTGGTCGTAATTCCAATAATGATCTTATCCGCGAAAAACTTGGTTGGGATTATTCTCAAACCTTAGAGGAAGGAATTCGTAAGACGTATTCTTGGATTAATGATCAGATCGAATCTACAAATAAGTGAATAGTAGCATGAATATTGCAGTATTAGGTTCAAGTGGTCAAGTTGGAGCATACCTGACCGAATATCTTCGTGGAAAAGGTCATACTGTCCATGAATTCGATGTTGTGAATGGACCAGAACAAGATATGACTAGAATTCCAAATTCGTCATTGGAAATGGCGATACAAGATTCTGACTTTGTATTCTTCCTTGCATTTGATGTTGGTGGTTCTCGTTATCTCAAGAAGTATCAACATACTTTCCAGTTTATTGATAACAATACTCGTTTGATGGCAAATGCTTTTGGATATCTTCAAAAGCATAATAAGAGATTTATCTTTGCTTCATCACAGATGAGTAACATGAGTTATTCTCCATATGGTGTGCTTAAAAATGTTGGTGAACTCTATACTAAGTCATTGAATGGATTGATTGTTAAGTTTTGGAATGTTTATGGAATTGAAAAAGATCACGAAAAATCCCATGTCATTACTGACTTCATCCGCAAAGGTTTTGAAACTGGTGTCATTGACATGCTTACTGATGGACAAGAAGAGCGAGAGTTTCTATACGCAGAAGACTGTTGTGAAGCATTGGAATCAATAATGAATAACTACTCCGAATTTACTAGTGAGGATGAACTTCATATTACAAGTTTCCAACCAATTAAAATTATTGATATTGCAAATGTTATTGTCGATCAATTTAAATCGATGGGAAAAGAAGTGAAAATTGTCCCTTCGCAGGAGAAAGATTCTGTTCAAATGGATAAGAAAAATAAACCAAATACTTATATCAATAAGTACTGGGTATCCAAAACATCTATTGAAGAGGGTATTTCTAATATAATAAAGGAGATGATTTAATGTTAGCTTTTAATCACCTGGGAAATCTGGGCAGACTTGGCAACCAAATGTTTGAGTATGCTGCTCTGCGTGGAATAGCAGCAAAAAATAATTATGATTGGTGTATTCCACCATTCTCAGTTACTGGCATAGAAAACTACAGTCTTCATGAATGTTTCAAATTAGAATCTGTTACTGAAGATAGACAAGATATAAGAGAAGATTTTTTGCATCTTAAAGAAAGGTATTTTCATTATGATCAAGAACTTTACGAGAACTGCCCAGATAATGTAAGTCTCTATGGTTTTTTTCAATCTGAAAAATACTTCAAAGAAGTGTCCGAAGATATTAGAAAAGAATTTACATTTCTTGATTATCATCTTGATCCCTGTTTGGAATTTATATCAGAATTTAAAAATCAAAATCCAATCTTTATTCATATAAGACGAGGTGATCCTAATCTTGTTGATCCTAGAGGGTTTAAATGGGCATATGTTAATTGCCAGGATCAACATCCTTTACAGACAATGGAATATTATTCTCAAGCACTTGATAAGTTTAATGATAATCAACCAGTTATTGTCTTTTCGGATTCTCCCGAATGGGTCGAAAGTCAAAAATTATTTAAAGGTGATAGATTTTTTATATCACAACCACAAGAAAAATATGAAGATGGATCGTATACTCCGTATACTGATTTGTGCTTGATGTCTTTGTGTTCTCATGCTATTATTGCTAATAGTTCACTTTCTTGGTGGGGAGCTTGGCTAATTAATAATCCTAATAAAAAAGTAATCGCGCCAAAAAAATGGTTTGGTCCGTCTTATGCAGACAAAGATACTAAAGATTTGTATTGTCCAGAATGGGAGGTATTTGAGGAAACTGTATGAAAATATTTGTAACCGGTTGTGCAGGTCTTCTTGGATCTAATTATACGCGACATTTGATTTTAAATGGTCATGATGTTATTGGTATAGATAATCTTTCTGGTGGTTATCGAGCATTTCTACCAAAAGCAGAAAATTTTACTTTTGTAAAACTTGATCTGGAAAAAAGAAAAAAAGTTGTAGAACTGTTTGAAGAACACAGACCAGATATTCTTCTTCATTTTGCTGCATACGCTGCTGAAGGACTTTCTCCTTTTATTAGAAATTTTAATTATCGGAATAATCTTATTTGTTCTGCAAACCTGATTAATGAATGTATTAAACATGATACAAAAATAATCTTCACTTCTAGTATGGCTGTATATGGGGAACAAGATCCACCATTTACTGAAGATAAAAAACCACAACCAATTGACCCATATGGTATCGCTAAGTATGCTGTTGAATGTGATTTGAAATTGGCACATGAACAGTTTGGTTTGAGATATAATATCGTAAGACCACACAATGTTCTTGGAATATATCAAAACATTTGGGACCGCTATCGTAATGTGATCGGCATTTTTATCCGCAAAACTTTGAATGGTCAACCTATTCTTGTTTATGGTGATGGAGAACAGACTCGTGCTTTCTCAGATATCAAATATTACATGCAACCTTTTGATAAACTTCTTACTGATTTTGATGGAGAAACTTTTAATATTGGCGCAGATAAGTATTTTACTTTAAATGAAGTTGCGGAAACCGTTCAAAGAATTGGTAAAAAGTATGGGTATGAAGTTCCTATTGAACATGGAGAACCCAGACATGAAGTAAAACATGCTTATTGTGATCACACAAAAGCAAAAACTATGTTAGAATTTAGAGATGAAACAAATCTCGATGAACTAATTGAAAGTATGTTTGTTTGGGCAATGAAACAACCAAACAGAAAAGTTAAGACAATGGAGTATGAAGTTACAAAAGACATTTACGAATATTGGAAGCAAGTATGATTGACGAATTTATTTTTCCCGAATGTAATCGGTATTTTAAAAAAGATCTTGATAATCTAAGATATAAGTTTGATGGTGTAGAAACAATTGAGAATAACTATTCTCAAGCTTTTCAGGATATGTTTGCTCTTAGCATTCTTAATGGAAAGAAAAATGGAACCTATGTTGAGATAGGTGGAGATCATGCTGTAATTATTAGCAACACCTATCTGCTAGAATCTAAATTTGATTGGACAGGCGTTTCTTTCGAAATTGATCCAGAAAAAGTTAATGGATATAATTCGATTAGAAAAAACAAATGTGTATGTGCAAATGCTCTAGAGGTTGACTTTAAAAAGATTTTTGAAGAAAGAAATCTTCCAAAGCAAATTGATTATCTTCAGGTAGATATAGAACCTGCTTGGCAAACATTGAATGCTTTAAAGGCTATTCCACTTGATGAATACAGATTTTCTGTTATTACTTATGAAACCGATCTTTATAAAGACGGTCCAGAACCACAAGAAGAAGCAATGCAACTTCTTACCTCATATGGATATGAATTGGTAGTTAGAAATGTTGCAAATTTGAACAATCCTTATGAAGATTGGTATATTGATCCAAAAGCAGTTGATAGTGAAATTGTAAAACTATTCAAACAACCTGGTAGGTTGTCTAAAGAAAGCACTGATTGTATATTTGGAAATTAAAATGATTATTAGTCTTGGGTCTATAATTAGAAAATACGACATCAATATTTCTGGTGTTATCCATGTTGGTGGACACATTGGACAAGAAATGCAGTCTTATAAAGACAACAATATTAATAATCTTATTGTCTTTGAACCTCAAAAAGAACCATTTGCAAAATTGTCTAAAGTTGCAAAATCAATGAATTTTGAAAATTTAGAATTGCATAATGTAGCATTAGGGACTGAAAACAAAACCGTAGAAATGCATTGTAATATTGACGGATTGTGTAGTTCTATTTTAAAACCAAAACATGTTCTGGTTCAATATCCAGATATTACTTTTGATTCTACTGAAACTGTAGAAATGGTTACAATGGATTCTATAATTCCAGAGGATCATTCTTACAATTTTATTAATATGGATACCCAAGGGTATGAACTCGAAGTTTTAAAAGGAGCTACTACAACTCTTAATAAAATTGATTATGTGTATACTGAAGTTAATAATACTGAAGTTTACGAAAATAATGCTATGATAGAAGATATTGATGAATTTCTAAAATCATATAATATGACCAGAGTTGAAACTGATTGGATAGGTGGAACTTGGGGAGATGCATTCTATATTAATAAGGACCTTATATGAGTATACTTTACACTATCAGTAATTGGTACGGGAGACTTGGAAATAATATCCAACAGATTTGTAATGGAATAATTTTTTCAGAAATTAATGATTCTGGATTTTTTACTCCTCCTCACGAACTAATTGATCAAATTATTTTCAATCAGAGAAATCAAACAATGGTTAGGCCCTCTAGGTTTTTCCATTATAATACTGAAAATAAAGATTTTGAGATTGATATAAATTATCTCTATAAAAATATGAGAAGGGTTGCAAAGGAGTATGTAATTAATAAATTTAAATTCTCGATAAAGGATCCTTTTGATGAAGATACTTTAGTTATTCATATCCGTAGTGGTGATATTTTTGCACATGAACATAATCCACCTCATGACTATGTTCCAAATCCTCTGGTATACTATTTAAATCTTATTGAAGAATATGAAAAAGTTATAGTTGTTACTGAACCTGACAACTATAATCCAATCATAGATGAATTGAGAAAAAATAATAAAGTTACAATTCAATCTTCTAATGTTTCTGATGATTTTTCTACTCTTTTGAGAGCAAAAAATTTAGCTTCCTCTGGTGTAGGAACTTTTGCAGTTGCAGCTGCTCTGTGTTCAAATAATATTAAAAAATTTTACTGTACAAATTTATATCTTGATGAGCACTTAAATCCGGAAATGTTATATGAAACTGATATATCTGTTTATATGATGGAGTTAAATGACTATATTAATCTTAAAGAATGGAAAAACAATGAAGAACAACGTAAATTCATTTTGGAGTATAAGATTAAATGAAAATTTTTGATTCCGTAATTTTCTTTAACGAATTAGATCTTCTGGAAATTAGGTTAAATGTACTTAATGATTTTGTGGATTATTTTGTAATCACAGAGTCTCCTTGGACAGTTAGTGGAAATTCTAAACCACTTTTTTATCTTGAGAACAAGGAAAGATTTTCTAAGTTTAATCACAAGATTATTCATAATATTACCGAAGAAATTCCAAATGATTATTCCGACTATATGGAAAAGCGGAAATATCATACTCCAATGAAAGAAAATGATAATGGAGGAAATCCATATTATCAATATCCTATTAGATTTCAAAGAGCAATATTTAATAGAGATTCCAGCATTTATGGTGCAATAAAGGGTGGAATAAACAACGAAGATATTATAATTACGAGTGATGTTGATGAAGTTCCAAATCCTTTAATTTTTGAAAACTTAGATTGGTTTGATAAAAATAATCATTATGTGTGCCTTCAAAGAGCATTCTATTACAAATTGAACTATCTTTATCAAGAAAATTGGATGGGATCTAGAATTTGTAGTTTTGAAAAACTGTCAGAATCTTCTGTTGATATGCTTAGAAACAATCACAAAGATTCTTATAAAATTGAAGACGGCGGATGGCATTGGAGTTTCTTTGGTGATGCTGATAATTTTAGAGCAAAACTTTCTGCATATGAACATACCGAAAACAATACAGAAGAAATTACTTCTACTGCTGAGAAGAAAATAGAAGAAGGTATTGATCCTTTTGGTAGACCAATTCAAATAACAACCGTGCCTATTGATAGTTCATACCCAGAATATATCATTAATAATCAAGAAAAATATTCTAATTTTATTAAACCATGGAATTGATTGAGGGTATAGAGCTTTCAAAATTATGTGATTATTCCTTCGGAGATCAATCTGGTCAATGGGGGAATATTTTTACATCTTTTATGAAAGATGCAAATTTATTAAATTTAGAATTTGTAGAGAAGGTTTTTGAAATTAAAAAGAGCAGAGATTATATGACTCTGTTCATTGATAATATTCGTTTATATAAAAGGCATATTGTAGAGGTTAAAGATTCTGATAGACCTTATGTTGAAGGTCTTATGGAAAAGAGTGATCTGTTAAGATTATGTTCTAATTTTCCTGATATGAGATTTATCATTTTTACTAATCTTGAAGATACTCCTATTGATGAGCATATTTTTGAATCAATACCAGATAATGTTCTTTGCATTAGTGCGGTAAATGCTATTGCTAACGGAGGAAAGGTAATTCCAGCTCCTTATGGTTTGCAGAGAGCAATGAGTCAGAACGATAGTAGAATACTTGATATAAAGAGTTCTATGAGACTTTTGCCAAAAAATCCGCCTGGACTTTTATATGTTAGTCATAGCGAATCTACAAATATTGAAAGGGTAGGCATTAAAGGTATTTTTAAAAATGAATCATGGGCAGAAGTGCATGAAGAAAGAGTTCCTTATTCTGTATTTTTATATAATCTTAGTCAGTCTAAGTTTATGATTTGTCCTATCGGAAATGCTATCGATTGTCATAGGAATTGGGAAGTTCTTTATATGAGAAGAGTCCCAATAATAAAAAATCATCCTTATCTGAATAAATTATTCAATGGATATCCAGTGTTGTTTGTGGATGATTATAAAGAAGTGACGAAGCAACTTTTAGAAGACAATGAAGATTTGTTTATTAAAGCACAGACCATGGATTTATCTCAATTGACACTTCCAACTTTTTTTGATAATATTGTAAATAAAGCTTTAAGTGGAGAATATGTTAGTAAATGAAATGTATCTTGGGTCTGGTCTTGGTAATCAGATTTGGGCATCTGTTGTAACCCGTATCATTGCAGAAAAATTGGGATATGAATATGGGATTAAAGGCAAAGAACTTTGGAAAGGAAATGGATGGATGAAATATTTTTGGGGTAAAGAAGTTATTGGTGGATCTGGTCCAGATGGAGGACCTCCTGATACTCTCCCAGAAGGAATTGAATTTTGGTATCGCGAACGACAAGAAGGACATTATAAGGAAGGTCGTCATCAACATGATATGAACCCAATTGACCATGGACTTTTCTTCCTTCCTGATAATACTAAAATCGATGGAACATTTCAAAATATGTTATACATCGAAGATCGTCGTGATGATATTAGAGTGTGGTGCAAAGTTGATGAAGATAAAGTTATTACTGACTACTCTGCAGATGATATTTGTGTAATTCATTTTCGTGGTGGAGATTATTCCACTGGATTTTCCTTTCTGCCTCCCCATTACTACCAAATGGCAATCGAAAGAATGAGGGATAGGAGAAGAGATATGAAATTTGTGATCGTTACTGACGATCTAGAACTAGCAAGAAAACACATTCCCGGAATTGAAGTTGTTGGTGCTGCAGTTTCTAATGAACCAGGAGGACCAGATTATAAAATCGGTTGGTATCAAATGAAAGGAGGACCACTATCAATTGACTATACTATTTTGCACACAGCAAAAAATGTAATTATGTCTTCCTCTACGTTTTCATTTTGGCCTGTTTGGTTGTCTACAGAACTTAAAAATATTATTGTTCCAATGTATTGGTTTGATTGGAATACCTCTGATGGTTGGTGGAGACCTGTAGATTCAATTGTTCCTGAGTGGACTTATATGGATAGAGATGGTAAAGTTAAATTGGGTGAAGACTGTTGGCAAGAATACCGTAAATATAGTCATGTAATTAATCCTGAAACTTCTGGTGTTTTGGTTAAATATGAATAAGATTAGTCTTCCAAATGTAACTCTTTTTTGCATTTCTTCTAACAATATTCCAGGTGCTCTCTATGCTCTGCAAAAAAGTATGGAGGGTATATCCTTTGGAAAAGTAAAATTAATTACCCACGAGTATCCTGGTAATCTTCCTGAAGGAATTGAGTTTTCTAAATGCTATAAGATAGAATCAATCCATGATTATAATTATTATTGCATCTATAATCTCACTAAACATATTGACACTGATTATTGTCTACTTGTTCAACCGGATGGGTATGTTATTAGACCGTGGAACTGGGACAACACCTGGTTTAACTACGACTACATTGGAGCACCATGGAGATGGGAAGAGGCGTCATTTGTGACTCCATTTGGCGAACATATTTCAGTTGGTAATGGTGGGTTTAGTTTTAGAAGTAAAAAACTTTTAGATGTTCCTACCAAAGTTCAAGTACCTTGGGATGTGAATAAAGGAAATTTTTATAAGCATTTTGGGTATGGGTCAACTTCAGAAGACGGAAATATATGTGTTCATAACAGACATATATACGAAGAACAAGGATGCAAGTTTGCTCCTATAGAAGTTGCAGCAAAATTCTCTAAAGAAAGACATATATCTCCATATCATGACGGCATAGAGACTTTTGGATTTCATTTTTTTGTTCAAGATATTATTTGAGGTAAACATGATTGGATATAATCACTTAGGTCGTAATGGAAGACTTGGAAATCAAATGTTTCAATATGCGGCATTGAAAGGAATTGCTTCAAAGCATAATTATGATTATTGTATTCCCCCAAGCGAATTTAAAAATGAAAATATCGATCATCAATTATTTGAAGCTTTTGAACTTTCATCTTTAAAGCATGTTGAAATGCTTGGTGCAGTTTATACTGAGGAAAAATCTTTTACATTTGATGAAGATTTATTTGAGAATTGTTCTGATAATGTAAATCTATATGGTTTTTTCCAAACTGAAAAATATTTCAAGCATATTGAAAATCAAATTCGGAAAGATTTCATTTTTGTAAATGATATTTGGAATCCTTGTAAGGAAGTGTTTACTTTTGATGAAGCTTTATCTCTTCATATCCGCAGAACAGATTATGTGGAGAAGCAAAATTATCATCCATTGTGCCCTCTAGAATATTATGAAGAAGCATTAAATAAAATGCCAAAGGATATTCCAGTTCTCATTTTTTCCGATGATCCAGAATGGTGCAAAAAACAAGAACTCTTTCAACCAGATAGATTCCTCATTTCAGAATCTAATAATAATCTTGTTGACATGTGTTTAATGACTATGTGCAATTATCACATTATTGCAAATAGTTCTTTTAGTTGGTGGGGAGCATGGCTCTCTGATAGTAAGAAGATTATTGCACCTAAAGTTTGGTTTGGACCTAGTGCAAATCTTGATGATAGTGATCTTGTTCCAGAATCTTGGGAAAGAATATAATGTCTTGTAAATTTTCTATTGCGATTCCTACCCATGATCGGGGGGAAGTTGGTACTGTTTGGTTGAGGGAACTTTTTGAGTCTTTAAAAATTCAAACTTTTAGAGATTTTGATATTGTAATTTCTGATCAAAGTAAAAATGATAGTATATTGGATGTTTGTAAAGACTATTCTGAAGACTTCGAATTTACGTATATAAAGTATCAAGGATCTGTTCCTTGCGAAAATATAAATATTGCTCTAGAAAATTGTTCTGGAGACATTATTAAAATAATGTTTTCAGATGATATTTTTGTTAGAGAAGACGCTCTTGATATAATTCAAAAAGAATATGAAAAAACTAATTGTAAATGGGCATTCAGTGGATTTTGTGGTACAAAAGATGGAAAAACTTTTTATGACCATAAAGTTCCACAATGGACTGACTATATGTTAGAGGGTCGAAATCTTTTAAGTAGTCCTTCAGTCGTTTCTTTTCTAAATGAAGTTAAAGTAGATTTTGATGAAAATTTAAAACTGCTATTGGACACTGATTTTTATCATAGAATGAGATGGGAAAATGGTCTCCCACACATTATAGAAGATGTACTAGTTGCTAATAGAGATCATGACAATAGAATAAGCAGTCACACTACTTCACAATATGATGCTGTTATTGAACACCCAGAAGGAAATTGGTTAATTAATACCAGAGAATATAATTATATTCAAGAAAAATATAAGGAATTTGTACAAACAAGAAGATATCCAGATGAAAAATGATCTTTCTAAAGCAACATTTATAATACCAATTCAAATTGAATCTGAAGATAGACTTAGAAATGTTATAACAACGACAGCTTTTCTATTGGAAAATTTTGATACTAATATCATTATAAAAGAAGTCGATACTACCTCGAAGTTTCAAGACGTTGCTCTACCAATATTAAAAGATGTAGTAGAATCTGATATTAATATTCTTCATATTTTTGAGCATTCAAAAGGATCTGAATTCCATAGACAGAAAATTTTGAATGAAATGATATCACAATCTAAAACTAAAATCGTAGTAAATTATGATTGCGATGTTCTACTTCCATTGGATTCATATCTAAGTGCATATAACAAAATATTGAATGAAGAGTGTGATATTGTATACCCTTATGGTCAAGGAATGTATCAAAGACAGGTTAAAGCAACTGATGAAATTGTTTCTGCTTTTCTAGAAACTTCTGATTATAAAATTCTTGATAGTCATTCATCGGAGCATACCTCTGATTTTGGATGGGTTCAGTTTTTTGATCGGCAGGTCTATATTGATGGCGGAATGGAAAACGAAAACTTTGTGGCATATGCCCCAGAAGATAAAGAGAGATTTTACAGATTTTCTACGTTAGGTTATAATATTTGTAGAATCAAAAATTTAGTATATCATTTAGAACATGCTAGAGGAATTAATTCTTGGTTTAACAACCCTCATATGAATTCTAATAATTTAGAATGGGAAAAAATTAGCACAATGGACAAAGACCAACTAATCGAGTATTATTCAAAACAGGATTATTTAAAAAAGTATAACAATGGACAAAAATAAATCTATATTCAAATTAAAAAATATTGGACCAATATACTATATTAATCTGGACGGACAACCAGAAAGAGATCAGTATATGAAATCTCAATTTGAATATTGGAATGTTACCAATTATAATAGAGTTTCTGCTTATGACGGAAGGGATGATGATCTGAGTGATATTATATCAGGAAAATATCCCGACAATATGACATCTGGGGAAATTGGTTGTGTAACGTCTCATTTGAAAGCTATCAGGCATTGGTACGAAAACTCAGATTCTCCATATGCTATTATCATGGAGGATGATTGTAATTTAGATCTTGTTCGATACTGGAATTTTACTTGGGATGATTTTTATGCTCATATTCCCTACGATTGGGATGTGGTTCAGATCGCTATTATTTGCACAGGTGATATTCATGTAAAACTTCATAAAAGATTTGTCAACGATTTTTCTACTGCGTGTTATCTTATTACTCGCCATCATGCAGAAAAACTTTTAAAATTTCATGTTAGAGGAGAAAAGTATAAACTCGATAATGGTTGTAAACCACGACCTGTTGCAGATGATTTGATTTATAATACCGGAAATACTTACTCAATACCTCTTTTATTGTATAGAATTGAATTGGGTTCTTCAATTCATCCTGAGCATATAGATGCAATTCATAGAGGAAATTATGAAGCATTAAATCAATTTTGGAGTCAGCGTGGATCTGATATCGATATAAAAGAGTATATGGATTATGATCCATATCTCGGCAGAATAACCCAAAATTCTTCTGCTCAATGAGACCTTGACAAAGGTAAAGAAAGTCTGTATACTAAATAAGTACTTAAGAATTCAGTTGTAATTCTTAACATTTGTCCTATAGTACATAAACATTTTTATGAAACTCAAACAACTGATGCTTGCACCTGTTGCTCTGGGAATGGTTGCTCCTGTTGCTGCGAATGCTGCAGATCTTAATATGGCAGCAGTCAACCAATATTCCTCTGAACAGGTTACGAGTGTCTCACAACTGTCTGATGTTCAACCCACCGATTGGGCATATCAGGCACTCAGCAACCTTGTAGAGCGTTATGGTTGCGTTGCTGGTTATCCTAACGGCACCTATGGTGGCGGTAAGGCAATGACTCGCTTTGAAGCAGCAGCACTTCTCAATGCTTGCCTGGATCGTGTAACTGAAAATACTGATGAACTCAAGCGTCTTGCTGATGAGTTCCGTAATGAACTGACTGTAATCCAAGGTTCTGTTTCTAAACTGGAAGCACAAGTTGGACAACTTGAAGCAACTCAGTTCTCTACAACTACCAAACTTCGTGGTGATTCTCGTTGGGTTCTTGGTGGTGTAAATTATGGTGGTGATAAAGTAAATAAGTATAACGACGCCCCTCTTCGTGAAGCGGTTACATTTAACTATGATGTTCGTCTGAACTTTGATACTTCTTTCACTGGCAAAGATTTGCTTCGCACTCAACTTCGTGCTGGTAATTTTGATGACAGTGCATTTAACGGTGCTTATCCAACCAAACTCACAAAACTTGATGCTGCTTTCCAAGAAAATCTTGGTGGCACTGATGGAGGTGACGTAGTTGCTATTCAACGTCTGTACTATCAATTCCCTGTAGGTAAGAATGTAACTGTTGTTGCTGGTCCTCGTGTTCGTCAGGATGATATGCTGGCGGTGTGGCCTTCTGTCTACAATGCAGATAAGATCCTGAACATCTTCCAGTTTGCTGGTGCTCCTGGAACTTACAGCAAGAACCTTGGTGCTGGTCTTGGTGCCTGGTATAAGAGTGGTAGTTGGTCTTTAGGTGCTAACTACGTTGCTGCTGATGGTGATGTTGGTGATAGTGCTGAAGGTGGCGTGTTTAATGGCAATTCTGCTGCTACTACCACTGTTCAACTTGGTTACACTGGTAAGAACTGGAACCTGACTGGTGCTTATACTTATGCAACCAATGGTGTTTCAATTCAAGGAACTAATGAATTAGTATCTTCACTTCCTAACTCTGAAACTGGTGGCAATACCAACTCATTTGCTCTGTCTGGTTATTGGCAACCTTCTACCTCTGGTTGGGTTCCTTCCATCTCTGCTGGTTGGGGATATAATAACTCTTCCTATACTGAGGGTGGTGATACTGCTTCTCAGTCTTGGTACACTGGACTGGTTTGGAAAGATGTAATTGCTAAGGGCAATGCTCTTGGATTTGCAGTCGGTCAACCTACTTTTGTCACAGAACAAAACAGTGTAGACGGTAATGATGGTAACTATGCACTTGAAGGTTACTATAAAGTGCAAGTTACCGATAATATCGCAGTCACTCCTTCAGTATTCTATCTAAGTAATCCTGCTGGTGGTGGACTAGATGCTTTTGGAGCACTTGTTCAGACAACCTTTAAATTCTGATTTTGTAAGCATTTATACTCATTAAAGTCAGCATTTTCTAACAAGGGTGGGTTTCCCCCCTTGTTTTTTCTTTAGATTTCCTATATAATTGTGTTGTAAATCTTTACAAAAGATAATGACTGTAACAAAAAACGAGTTCGGGCAAATGAATATGTTTGCCAAAGAACCTTCGATGTATATGACTAAAGAAGATCTTGAGCGTTATGGTATTGAACCCTATGCAGAAAAAGCGGAGAAAATGAATGGACGCTGGGCAATGGTCGGTTTTGTTGCTGGGATTATTTCTTACACTATCACTGGCAACTTCTTCTTCGGCATCTTCTGACAATTGATTGACAATGACTTCAACTATCTTTACAATTACTAGTGTCGCCTTCTTAGTTTTGTTGGCGCACTCAGTTAATCAACTCTCAGAAACTTACTAATTTATGGCAACCTACAATGTTACCCTCCGTTCTCCCGACGGCTCCGAAACTACTATCCAGTGTGATAATGACACTTATATCCTCGACGCAGCAGAAGAAGCAGAAGTCGAACTTCCGTACTCCTGCCGCGCTGGTGCTTGTTCCTCTTGTGCTGGTAAGGTAATTGAAGGAACCGTCGATAATGAAGATCAGACATTTTTAGACGACGATCAGATTGCAGAAGGGTTTATTCTTACTTGTACTGCATATCCCACCAGCGATTGTGTGATTCTTACTGAACAGGAAGAGAACCTGTGAGTGCTGGAATGCTTGGGCAGTTTAACATTGCTCTTCAAGAACTTGTAGAATCGGGTGCTTGGGATCGAGACGTAGAACTAGAAGTTAAAATTGCGGGCACTCTTAAAAACGATAAGTTTATTGTTATTAAACCTATCAAAGAAAAACTGGTTTCTAACCCAAACCCAGAACTTAAACAAAAACATCCATATCAAGGAGAAACAAAATGAAAAATCTTTTTACCGAAAAAGCAGAACGTATTAACGGTTGGGCAGCAATGATTGGATTTGTCGCCGCTGCTGGATCTTATCTTACTACAGGTCAAATTATTCCTGGTGTATTTTGATGGAGGTTACTATGCGTAGAGAAGGT